GGTCACGGTGATCTGCGCGGTGGTGATCTCTGCCATGCCTTACCCCCTCTTGGTCTTACGTGTCTTTCGCTCGGTGGTGATTGTAGCGGTCTCGATGGCCTCGGGTGCGGCATCGTTAGACGGATGCTCATCGCGGGCCTCGCCTACGAGGCTCCCGTATCCTGCCGCGGCAAGCTGGACCGCTTCGCCGTACGGTAGTTCCATGGTGCCGCCGACGTATGGCCACTCTACCCCGTTGCGGGTGCCTGTGACGTGGATGTTCATGCGGATGGTCTGTACCTTGCTCATTGCTCCTCCTCTCGGCTATGCGGTCGGGGGGCGGGATTTCTCCCGCCCCCCTCCGCTGCTCCTCTTACCCTACTGGGTTAGACGTTTGCGCCCTTGAACGACTTCACGGCGCTCGCCTGAACGAGGCCCGTGGCGCCGCGAACCTGGACACGGTACGTGACCAAGCCGTTGGCGAAGGCGTACTCGTTGGACACTGCGATCTCGACACCGCCTACGAGGAGGGTCTTGATCTCCTTGAGATCACCGAAGAGGACGCTTACGGCCTCATCGCCGGTGTCTACCAGTGCGCCTGACCAGACTGGGAAGCCGAGGAGCGTATCAGGCCCACCGAGATTCCCCGCCTCGAAGATCGGGCGGTTCTGGCTGTCGAGCAACTTGCGGACTCCGCCGAGGGTCGCATCGTTCATGATGAACCCTGCGCCTGGAGCCTTGCGGTAGCGCTGATTGACCGAGTACACGAGGTCTACGAGGTCGGCGTAAACCGGGGCCACTGCGGCGCCCGTCTTACCAACCGTCGCGGCTGCGGCAACGGCTGGAGCCGCTACTGCACCGTGAGCGATACCGACTTCCTGACCGGCCTTCTCCGCGATCATCGCTGAGATGTCGAACGCGGCGTCGCGCACGAGTTCATCGGTGACCTGGATCAGGGTGGCGTACTTCGCTGGGGTCAGCGAGAGCGACGACAGGGTGCCGTCCGACTCGCCGATCGAGCCCGCCTCGGAGACGGCGGCAGCGGTGCCGAGTGCCGTCACGCGTGGGAACTGGAAGTTATTGCCATTGCTCACCGTGTACAGGTCGATGACCCGTGCGTCGATGAATGGGTTTACCTGGCCCGCGACCACGTTCACCCGGGCGGCGATGCCGACTGGGTTGCCGAGGCCTGTGGACTTGGTGACATCGCGCTTCTCGAAGTCGAAGGCGACGCGGCCCCCGTTCATGCCGATGCGGCGAAGCTCGGACTCGTCCGTGGCGCGCTCTGCCTTCACTGGCGCCTCGATGGCGGCGGCGAAGCGGGTGCGCGACTCGAGGGCGGCCTTCTCGGCGGCCTCGATCTTCTCTGCGGCGGCGATCTGCGCGGCCTTCGAGTCCATGTCTGCGAACGCGCGGTCCACAGTCTGGTTCTCTTCGGCGGTGAGGTCACGCTTGGCGTCGGCGGCGGCCTCTAGGACTGCCTTAGCCGCTGCGGCTGCGCGCTGGCGCTCGTCGTGGAGCGCGTTGATGAGGTTCTCGCTCATGATGTTTCCCCTTTCTCTTCTATGCCTATTCCGCTCGGGTGTTCCCCTTGCGCGTGACCCCCGGGGGAGTCGAGGCGTGTGAGATCGGGCCTGCGGTTATTCTCCGATGCGCTCCTTCAAGGCGAGCATCTTTGCCCTGACTGACGTCGGGACGGTGACGCTTCCCTCGAACGCACGGATGATAGCAGATGCATCCTCCTCCGCAACCGTGTCGCCGCGGAGCCAGGTGCTGACTGCTTTCCATAGGCCCTCCGCTTCGATGCCGCGGCGCTTCGCGAGCCCGCGTACGGATGCGAGTCCGATGGTGCCCGGGTATGCGGGCGTGTGCCCCGTGAGCAGGCTTACCTCGTGGAGGGCGGCCTCATTGACGGTGCGCTTATTGCCATCCCAATCCTCATCCATCACGCGGAATCCGAATGACCATGCGATTGCTTGGGGGTCGCGCTGCGCGAGTGCGAGCAGGTGATCGCCGATTGGGCTCTTGATAATGTCGGCGGTGACCTGTAGCCCGCGCTCATCCTGGCTGAGGCTGAGGCTGGTCGGGGTTGCGGCGAGCATCTGACTCTCATCGTGCCCGTGGAGTAGTTTGACTACCTTCCCCGAAGCTGCGACCTGCCCGAGGCTGCGGGTGAATGCGCCCGGTGCCAGCCGCTCGATGAATGGCATTGGGCTCGAGTCTGAGTTGAATAGCGCGGCGTAGCCGACAATCGTGCGGGCCTCGGTGTCCACGCGTAGTTCACCCGTGTAGGCTCGCGTCTCCACTTCCCCTTTGACCGCATGGTATTCCGCCGGTGCCTCGGTGGGCGCCTCGGTTGGGGTCTCGGTCGGGGTCTCTACTGGGGTCTCTGTTGGCTCGACGTCGGTGCGCTCTTGCTCATTGTCCATTGCCATCACCACCCTTTCGGCGTAATCATACGCGCGGCTCGCCTTATCCGTTGTATCGCCGCTGCCCCATAGCAGATGTGCGATCTGCCCTGCGGTGGGGCGCTCGCCCTCCGCGATCGGGCTGACGCCCTCTAGGTCGCTGAGGTGGCGTGCGATCCACGCCCTCATCCTACGCCATTTATCCTCGGTTGCGCGACCCCGTGCTAGATCGCGGGCCTCGGTGATCGTATTGGGGCGGAGTCCGTCGCCCTTGTATTCAAGTAGGTCGAGGCCCCTGATGGCGTTTTGGCGCATAAAGTCGGGCACGCTGAGGTCTGCGCGTGATTCTGGGTTGGACGCGTTTTCGGCATCGCTAGACGGATTCTCCTCCTCGGGCTTATCCTCCTCGCCCTCGCCCGGGTACTCCGCCGTAAGCTCGGATACTGCCTCCTCGGGCGTCCACGGGCTGATCTCGTACTTGTCGAGCGCCATGGCGCGTACGTCGGCGTTGTCGTCTACGGCGTATTCCAACTCATCGCCGTACTTCTCTACGAGCAGGCCGTACTTGTAATCCTTGAAGGCGAGCCCGGTGGCGAAGGGTGTGCCCTCGAAGTCATTGAGATGCACGCCTACGATGCCCGCTACGCCGTGCTCTTGTAGCCATGCTCGGGTCTCCTCTAGGCGGTCGATGCTGCGCGCGCTGACGATCTCGACCTGGAAGTCTCCGCTCATAACGGCGCGGTTGATCGCGTCGATGAGTGGCTGACGTGGGGTGTCTCCCGTGGTGGTTAGCGTGCCGTCGATGTCGGCGATGAGCACGCTCACAGGCCGCTGATCCTCGCCGCCTCATCGGGCGCGATGCCTGACTTGATGAGCGTCTCGTAGATGTTGGCGCGACCCTGCGTGTCGGCGGTGCCCGCGGGCGCGAAGCCTAGTTGCATGCGGTAGATGGCGCCCTGCCCGTCTGGGAGGGGCGGTAGGTCTTCGATCCTGCGCGCCTCATCCACGCTGATCCAACCGGTGTTGATGGCGCTGGCTAGGGCGTCGTACCTGCTCTTGGTATCGGCGCGTAGTAGGCCCTCGACGTTGAAGCGGATGTATGTGTCTCCGCCGGGGATGAGTCGGGCTAGGCCCGTCTCGATGCGGTCGAGGATTGGCTTGATGGTGAAGGTCACATACTCTTGGGCTTGAAGCTCGACCGACGCGTATGACACGGCGCCCGGCTTGAGGATGCCGAGCAGGTGGGCGGGCACGCGGAAGATGCGGGCGATCTCCTCCACTTGGAAGCCGCGAAGCTCGAGGAATTGCGCCTGCTCTGGGGTGATGCTGATGGCGTCAAACTTAGCGCCGCCCGTTAGTACGGCGATGCGGTGGGCGTTGCCGAGGCCCTCGTGATGCCGTGCGAAGTTGCGGCGGATGCTCCCCGCCTGCTCCTCGGTGAGGTCGCCCGGCACATTGACGATGCCGCTCGGGGTGGCGTTCTGACCGAAGAAGCGTCCACCGTACTCTTCTGCGGCGATTGCTACGCCGTAGGTCGCCTTCAGGTGGTCGATTGGGCTGAGGCCGCGGTTGTAGCCTGGCAAGCGGAAGAGCGGGATGTGGATGATCTCATCCTGCGTGTAAGTCGCCTTCGCGCCTGATGGCGTGAGCACCTCGTACACTGGGAGCCCGTTTACGCGTGTGACGGTGATGGCACGCGGTGCGAGTACGTCGAGGAAGACTGGCGCTCCCGTAGTGTCTCGGGTGACGGCGATGAACGCATTGCCGTCGGTGAGCAGGCTCGCGACGATCTGGCTGACAAGCTCGACGCGCGTGACGCTCTTATCGGGGCTCGGGCTCTCGATCCACGTCGGCTTTGGGCGTAGTGGCTGTCGGAGTCCATTGGTCTTTTGGAAGGCGTCGAGCGGGAGCCCCCCGACCGTGTCGCTGATGAGGCGGATTGCCGCATATACGGCGCTGATCTGGGTGGCGCGATCCTGGTTGATTTCTACGGGTGAGTACTGCCCCGGTGGGCCGTCAAAGAATCGGTCAATGCCGATTGCGCGCTGCTCTTGCCTACCGAAGATGCGGTCGATGACGCCCATTAGGCCTCCCCTGTTAGCGGTGGCCCCGGTTGGCGGGGCGCTCCTCGGGCGAGGGTACCATACCGCTCGCCTCTTATAGCGTGATGAAGTTTACTGCCGCTTGGGGTCGCTCATCGTCGGCGATGATCGCGTTGGCGCGGGCGAGCCCGAAGACGGCGGCGACTGCTAGGTCGATCTTCCTCCCGCCCTTATCTTTCGTCAAGCGGGTGCCGTGGCGGTCGGTCTTGACTGAGGCGTTGGCGACGTGCCGGGCGAGGCGCTTATCGCCGCTGTGCTTGAGCCTCTGGGTGGTGACGGCGTCGTAGAAGGCGCTCGTGGCGGGTGTCATGCGGGCGGCGTGTTGCGGGAACTCGGTGATCGGGAGGCCCTCCCCCGCGAGGATTTGCAGGCTGCGTGCCCATCGGAAGGGGTCGGCGGTGATCTCTCGTACGGTGTGGGTGCGGGCTACTTCCCTGATCCGCTCCTCTACCGCTTCGATGTCTACTCGCCAATGCTCGTCATCCAAGGGGCGCTCCCATAGCCCCATGACGTCGATGAGTCCATCGCTGAGGCGGATGCCGATGAGGGCGGTGCTATCGTTGGAGAAGCTACCGTCTAGCGCGAGGATGATGCGGTCGCCCGGGCGGATTTTATCGTCTACGGCGCATAGATCCCATGCCCCTGTCGGTAGCCATGCCTGCGTGCTCGCCACCCACTGGTTGAGGCGCTTTGTGCGCCACTCGTTTTCGGGTGTGCGCATGATGGCGCTGCGGAAGTCGTCGGCGCTGACGATGTCGCCGTAGCCTGGGTTGGCGGCGGCCCACACCGCCTCCTCTCGATGGTCGGCGTCTACGGGTGCGCCCCACCAGCGGAAGAAGAAGCTCGGGTCGTCTACCTCATTGACGGCGACGCGCTGCCCATGCTGATACAGGCGGTGCGCGATGGTGTCTCGCCCGTTGGCGTCGGTGCGTGCTCCCGCGGTGGTGATCATTGCGAGCATCGGTTCTACTCGGGCGCCCTGCGCGAGGGCGAACACGTTCCATAGATCCTCGTTGATGACGTGCCCCTCGTCTACGAGGGTGAAGGTCGGGCTGAGGCCCTCTTTCAGGGGTGCATCGCTGCTGACGACGCGCCAAAGGGTGCCCGTGATCGGGTTCTCGATGGCATCGCGGTACAGGTTGAGCATGCTGCTGAGTTCCGGGTCGAGTTCTACCATGCGGCGCCCGGTGCCGAAGGTGATACGTGCCTGCTCTCTGTCGCCTGCTACTGAGTACACCTCGCCGCCGTCGGGGCCGAGCACCGTCGCCCAAAGCGCCAACCCGCTGAGTAGGGCTGACTTCCCGTTCTTACGGGGGAGCCCGATGAGTGCCTGTCGGTGGGCGAGATGCCCATCCTCCCGCTCGCGTAATAGGTCGTCGAGAAGCTGACGCTGATACGGGCGTAGGCGGATGGTCTCGCCTACCGCGCCGCCGAGCGACTCCTTCACGATGCGGCAATAGTGCTCGATGAAGGTCGCCGCCTCTTCGCCTCGGGTGCTCCCCTCCCGTTGCGGTGATCCGTAGAGGGGGGTGCTCATCCTGCCGCCTTATTCCGTTCCTCATCCTGTTGGGCGACGCGCTGCGCCCGGCGGGCGAGGAGTAGTTCCAGGGGGCTCGGGGCCGCCTTACTGGTGGACTTCATGCCTACTCGGGCGCTTGGGGTGAGCCCTAGTTCACGGGCTCCCGCGCGCATCATCGTGGCGTTATCGCGCATCACCTGATGTAAAGGATTCTTCACGTACTCGCCGTTGCGCCCCTTTACGAGTGGCCCGCTCTTACGGAGGAGCCCCTCCGCCTCGCGGTATCGGGCGGTCGCCTCGCAGTACGCGCGTAGGGTGTCTACGTCGGCGGCGGTGATGACGCCCGTGTGCCCGACTGCGGCGATTACCTCACGCCATACGTCGAGGGCGTCTTCAGCGATGTCGGGTGGCGGCTGTAGGGTGCTGAGTGTTGGGCGCGGTTCATTGAGCGGCACGATCTTCCCCTCGGTGGCTCGGATGGCACTCGGCTTAGGCTTAGGCCCCCGCTTTCCCATCGTTTTTTTGCTCCTCCTCTGGCATCGCTAGACGGATTGCTATGAGCCGGGCTCCGCCGGGTGGGCGCCATCTGCCCACGGGGTCTTCGCGGTTGCGCGCTCCTCTTCCCGTTGCGTGCGGCGCTTCGCCCCCTTCGCCGTCTCTACGGCGTAGGTGAAGCAATCCTTCATGCCCCTGAGCGCATAGTAGACCACGGAGAAGCGGTATCCATCCTCGGTGCTCTTCGCCATCGGGGTGACGCCGTGCACGATGCGGTAGCCGTTGAAGAAGACCACCCAACCGTCTCTGCATCCCACGGTGAGGCCGTACTCGGGCACGTTGAGGTATCCGCCCCTCATGCCACGTCGGACTACGGGCATGGCGCTCCATGAGTCGAAGTTGAATCCATCGCGGTGGTAGGGGAGCGTTGCGCTGCGGTTGATGTTGCCTGACGTCCATAGGGCGCCCTCGGTGATCCTCCAGTCCTTGTCGATTTCGGCTAGGGCGTCGATGTTCTCTTGGTACTTCTCGGGGCTGATCTCACGTAGGGTCTCGCCCAAGTCGAGGGCGAGCCGGGCGAGGAAGGCGTGCTCACTTGGGCGCTCGTAGGCCAGACTTGCGGGTCGGCACGCGTCTCGCCCCTGCATGACCTTTCGGGGTGCCATGCCGAAGCTGCGGGACTCTTGGTCGATGCCTGACGCCCGCTTGACGCTGCCCATTGGCGTGTTGAGGACGGCGGCTCGGAGGTCTTCGGTGCCGCTCTTGAGGGGGGCGTAGACCAGTACGATCTCGCCCGTTTCGGCGTCTACGTAGATGCCCTCATCGTTCACGGTGCTCTCGAAGTCGGGCACGGTCTCGCCTACGAGGGCGGTTGCATCCTTCCCCGTCATGAGCCTGCTGACCTCGATTACTGGTAGCGTCATCGTGCCTCCTCGGTGTTGATTGCGTCGAGTATAAGGCGCTCGACGGCCTCTGCGTTGGATTCTACGCCCAACCGGGTGCGCGTCTCCCGTAGGCGCTCGATCGCCCACTCGTACTGCTCTACTGGCATGCGGAAGAGGAAGCTACGCGATGCCCGCATGGCGTAGAAGTCGGCGATGGCGCGGTCGCCGTCGGTGACGGTGAGTACGGGGATGTTCACCGAGGGGCTGACGAGGTCGTCGATCTCCTCCCACGTGAAGCCCGCTACGCCCGCGAGCCCTGCTCCGAGGGTGTCGAGTTGCGCCTTTAGCCGGCGGTTATCCCAGAGGCTGAGTTCCCCGGTGCGGTTATCGGCGATGGCGTACGCTCGGGCCTCGCTTATGCGGTCGGCGGGGTAGTCCACGGCGGTGATCTCTGTCCACCCGAGGCGCTTCGCCGCTTCTACCGTGCCGTTGCCCGCGACGATGGTGGTGCCCGCGATCACGATCGGCTTACGCTGCCCGAATGCGCTGAGGCTCTTTGCGATGGCGCTGATGTTGCGCTCCGAGTGCACGCGGGCATTCTCGGGGTCGGGCTGTAGGTCGGCGATCGCTACGGTGCGAAGCTCGATTGGCGCCGTCATCGTGGCGCCTCGGTGCCGGTGGCGGTGGCGAGTAGGTGTAGCAGCGCCTCATTGTTGCCCTCGAGCCCGTGGATGCTGCGGTAGGAAGCCCACGCGTCGATGAGGGCGAGATAGCGGGGCATCGGGTACTCCAGGACGATGTTGCGCTCGGTTGATGCCAGGTAGGCGTCGTAGCCTTCATTGGCGCTCTGCGCGCGCTTATAGCCTGACTGGTGGCCCTCTGACTCTCCCGGGGCGTTAGCCTGGGCTAGGAGTTCCGACTTGATCTGATCGTACTCTGCTCGGGTGAATCCCGTTGCGGCGATGGTCTCGCCGTCGGCATCCCGTAGGGCGGCGATGAGCGCCTCATGGCTCCACTCGGCTAGGGTGCCCGTTCGATTGTCGGCGATTGCGTAAGCTCGACGCTGCTCCATGCTCTCGAAGGGGGCGACTACGGCGTCGATTTCCGTCCATCCGAGCGCCTTCGCGGCGGCGTACGTGCCGTTGCCTGCGATGACCGTGCCCTTATCGTCGAGGACGATGGGTCGGCGCTGCCCGAAGGCGGTGAGGCTGCGTGCGATGGCGTCGATCTGCCGGGCGTCGTGCACTCGGGCGTTATCGTCGTCGGCCCTGATGGCGTCGAGCCTGACCCTCGTGGCGGTCATTGCGGTGCTCATTGCTCCTCCTCCGTTTTTGTGGGGGGTATTGCCGTTTTCTCTAAACTCGCATTATTGCGTACGGGGATGCCCGGCGCTGCGAGGGGTGGGGTGAGAACGAATTCTTGACCCTCCCCCCCACTTTGCTCGGGTTCTCCCGCGGTCATCATGGCACGTTTGTGGGGGGTATGGGTGGGGGCAGCCCCATCACTTGCCATCCGACCCTCGGGCCCGTCCCAATGATCGCGCGTGTTGTGGCACTGCCAGCAAAGCACCCGCACTCCCGCTCGGGGTGGGCAAAGGGCTCCGCCCTGGCTGAGTGGAATGATGTGGTCGACGCTGAGGCGCTTATCGCTATACCCGCAGCGCTCGCAGTACGGGGTGGCGGCCCTGACTGCCCGGCTGTAGGCGATCCACTCGTACGTGGAGTAGACCGATGCCCCTCGTGCCCGCTCTCTGGCCCTGTAGCAGGGCGTACAGCGTGTGTTGGGGGTGAGCCGCCCGCATCCCAAGCATGGCCGTGTGAGCGCCTTATAGCGCGCCACTGGCTACTTGCGCTGCAAGCTACCGAAGGTGTCGGTGCCTTGCCGCTTACGGAAGTGGGGGATGTTATTGGCTACGATGCCGATCTTGTGGGTCGGTGCCTCGACGGCTAGGCGGTCGTCGCCCTCCTGATTGAAGTACCCCGCTGCCTCGAGCGCCTCTACGGTCGGGAAGACTTCGGCGTGTCGGTCGCGGTCGAGGTCGATCAGGTGATCCTGTTTCCCGCCTAGGCTGTAGAGCCACTTGAAGTTGGCGGGCGCCCACGGGTAGTACGCGCCCTTGAGGGCGCTCCAATACTGCCGCCCTGCGATGCGCTTGAATCGGAGTACCTCTTTGGTGTACGCGTAGAACGTGACTCGGGGAACGATGCGGGCGATGTCGATCCATGCCTCTAGGTAGTCGTCGCTAAAGAAGTCGCCGCTATCGTGGATGCGGACGTACCCGCCTGGCTTCACCCTCTTGGCTACCTCCTCGATCATGGCGCTCTTCCATCCCGCAAGGTCGTCGAGGACCATCTTCAGGTTGCGCGCGTGGGCGGCCTTTACTTTGGGGAAGCGGTAGGTGCCGTTGCGGGCGTAGCAAAGGGCGGCGCAGGCGCCCGCTTGGGGGCACGTTGCGACGGTGCGCCCGTCGTCGAGTTTTGCCCCTAGGGCTGGTAGCGTCCAGTTGAAGACGCCGATCTCCCGAAGCTCGCGATTCTGGGTGAGTAGTGTCATGCTCCGCTCCTCCTATGCTCCGCTCCTGATTATTCTGCCCCCGACGACGTTGCCGCCGCCGGGGGCTGACCCCAGGAGCAGTGGGGTCGGCGGCTATGGTAGCAGGGAGATGGTGACGGGGGCTATGCCCCTGCTGAGGTTGACGCCGAGCGCCTGGAATGCGGCGGGACTGAGGTCGATGGCTTTCTCGCCGGGGCGCCCCTTCGAGCAACTGCACCAATCCACAATGATCACCTTGATGGTGCGCCCGGTCTTTCGGTGGGTGACGTAGGCCGTGTAGTGCTCGTGGTACGGGTTGTCGTCGCCGATGAGTTCACGCACCGCTGGCCCTGCCGCTGCGTAGTATTCGACCCTCGGGCCCCACTTGGTCTCGCGGGTGTACCACGCGTTATTCTTGGTAGCGTCGTACCACGATGCTACGCCGTTGACGTGTTTTACTGGGGTGGGACTGCCGAGCAGGCCCTCGTACGGCGGTACGCTCGGTACGGGCTCGGGAAGCTGGATGGGCGCCGCGCACGCGCTCGCGAGCATGACCGCCGCTGCCGCCATCGCTAGACGGATAAGCACGTGGGGCTACCTCGCCCTGTCCCTGTTCACTGCCACGGTGACGCCCGGGTGCTCGTGTGGGTCGGCGTATCGCTTCGCCGCGATGATGCGGGTGATCTGGCTATCGTCGCCGATTACGCCCGCCGTGGTGAGGGCGTCGTTGACGGCTCGTGCCAATTTGTCTACGTCGGGTCGGGTGTCGGGTGCCGCCCCGGTTGCGCTCGGGGTGAGCCCGTTGGCGCCGAGGTGCGACTTGGGTCGGGGCATGCGGAAGGTCATGCTGACTGCCACTGGGCCGATCATTGGCGTGCGCTCGCCTACTCGGGCTCGGAAGCTTGAGTCTAGGCGTGCCCGCCATGGGCGTAGTTTCTTATTGGCGCTCGTGATGATTGGGCGCCCTTTATGCATGAAGGCCCTGCTACTGCCCTGCGGCTCGGGTGTGCCCTCTACGTCGTCGTCAAAGGCGTCGAGTGCGTTGGCTATTGCGTATTCTTTCATCCTGCCCATGCTCACTCCTCCCCTAGGCGCTTGATTACTGCCCCTATGGATTCCGTGCCTGCGCCCATCCTACCGCGTAAGGGGGTAAGGGGGTTTCTTATCTTTCTATCCTCTCCTCTAATCTGGTCACCCTGTTGCGTGGCTGTTGCGTGGTTTTGCGTGGCTGAACCGTGGCGCTGACCCTTACTTTGGAACCTCATGGGCACCTGGTGGCTGCTCCAACCGGGGATGACCACCTGCCCATCGTGGGCCTCTTCGATGAGCCCTGCCGCTACGAGGGTCTTGACGTGCTTACGCTCGGTGGCGCTGAGGCACGCGTCCAGGTGGCGGAAGCTCGACCAAGGGCGTCCATCCTGCGCCCCTGCGGCGACGAGTACGGCGATCCATGCCCACCGTGCGTTATCGCTCGGGAGGAGGGCTACCTTATCGTCGGTGCGGATTGCGGTGTCGAGTTTGATCCACTTCATGATACGTCTCGGTGCACGGTCATGACGGCGGTGGTGCCGTGGTGGAAGCACTTGCCGAGGCCGTACCTATCGCCCAAGGCGCTTGCCCCGATGTATGACGCCCTGCTCCCGCACTGCGCGCATACCCACTCGCGAAGCTTGACCGTCGGTGCCGGGGGCGGCGTCTGCGCGATCCCGATGAGGCGGTACCGTGCTACATGCTTGCCCGTCGGCGTGGTATGGGTCTCCTCGGTGATTTGGTGCCCCTCCGCTCTGAGGTCGTAGATGCGCGCCGATAGGCGTAGGCATCCGTACTCGTTGAGCGCTTCGAGGGGCGTGATCCCCTCTGGGTGCTCGCGCAGGTGCGCGAGGATGCGTTCACTCTGGGTGGCCTTACTCATTGCTCCCCTCCTCTGCCGCCTCGGCCTCTGCCTTCGCGGCGACGCTTGCCTGAATGATCCCGACGATGCACCCGCGGAAGGCCTCTTGCCCGTCGCCGAGGGTGCGTGTCGGGCGGAGTGCCCCTTCGATCGGTTGGGCGTACTCGCACGTGCCGCAGAGGCTCGTGTTGTATCCCAAGGCGTCGGGCACCCGGTGGCTGATGACCGCCGCGGTGTGATCCCGTTGGATTTGGGCGTACGCGTGGTGCTGTAGGTCGGCGCTCGTGCTGATGACCTGCCATACGGGGCTCTTGAGCCGTACCCATGTGAGATACCCGAGCCGTAGGTTGCGCGGGAGCCGCTCGTCATCGTGGTCATCCCTGCCCCGGTCGATGTCATCGTACATTGCCGCGTAGTGGCTCATTTCTGGCCCGTAGAGGGCCTCGTACGGCTTACGGCGGGTGCTGCTCTTGACGTCCCAGATTGTGGCGCTGTCGGTGCCGTAGAACACGGTGATGTCGGGGGTGCCGATCCCGCCGTGCCCGTCTGACCATGACTGCCCGTTCCACCCCTGGAGGTAGACGCGCGTGGCGCCCTCGAGGACTTTCGGAAGCACGATGACGGCGAAGCTCGACAGCGCGTTTTCCAACTCGGTGCGGAAGGTCTCGGGGTCGAGGTCTTCTGCGCCCGGCTTGGTGCTGATGCTCCCGAGCCCCTCCTCGACTGCCTCCATGATGAGGATGTCGGTGATGGGGAGGCGCTCCTCCCAATGGCGGTAGATGAGGGTCATTGTCGCCTCGTCCAACGCGCTGCCGAAATGCACGCGCTCGGGCATTACTGCCTGCGGCCTGCTCCCGTCGGCGAGACGGATGTTCTCCTGATGCCATCCCTTACGGGCGCATAGGCTCGTGGCGACTACGAGGCTCTTACTGATCCCCGTGCGCTTGGGGTCGATCGCCTTACTGATCGGTACTCGTGCCATAGGGCTGCTCCTCCTAATGACTCTTGCCGCCGGGTGGCGGTGTGGCAATCCTGCGTAGCGCGATGGCGATTGTCGCCATCCTCCTCCGCTACTCTGATTCCTGTGCTCTGCGCTTATCCGCCCTCGCCCGTTGGCGTTGGCGTTCACGCTCCTCGAGTTCATTCATCTGGCGCTTGAGCGCCTTATCCATCCGCATTCCCTCCTCGCGCCGTCGGCGCTTACGGTCTCTATCGTGCTCCTCGTGGCCCTCATCCTCCCACTGCCACTTCATCGCTACTTAACCTTCCCGCCCTTACCGTTTAGGTGTGGCATTGGTAGGTGTGGGGCTATTGACTTGGCGATCCGCTCGGTTGCCTGCTCGAGGTGATCGTCGTATCCGGGGTACCAAGCGCCGTACCATACGCTCCCGTGCGTGCCCTCGATGCTCGCCGTGTATCGGTCGAGCGGGTGCAGGAAGAGGTGTACGAGTTCATGGGTGAGGACTTGGCGTTGGCGCTCGGGGGTCTGCCCCTCGAGCCCTGCCCCGATCCTCATCGTTGCCCGGGGGTCGATGCTGTGGGGCTCGATGTCTGCCCATGCATCCTCCGCTGCGGCGTCCTCCGCGACTGTGATCTCCCATTGCCCCAACCCGAGCCGTGGTAGCGCGTCGGCTATCCAGGCTTCCACGGCTGACCTCGTGCTCGGGCTGAGTTTCATTGGGCTATACGGGGAGGCTTAGGACGAGCACCAGCAGGATGTATACGGCGCCGAGGGCCAAAGAGGCCTGCACGGTTAGCCATGCCCATCCTGCGAAGCTCGACGGGAAGCCGTCGTCGGTGTAGGCGCCCGTGCGCCCGGGTCGTACCTGCGTCTTTAGTTTCGCTCGATGTGGTGCCATGATGCTCCTCCTCTTGGGGCTCGGGGGCGGGCTACCCAGTTGCCCGCCCCTTCACCACTTCCTACCCTAGAAGGGTAGGTCATTTAGGTCCACCTCGCCGTCGCGAGTCGGCTCTCCGACCACGGGTGCGGGTGGCTGGCTGGCGCCGCCGTTATAGCCGCGTGGCGGCTTACTGCGGCAATACCCGCCGTCGGGCGTCTTACCCTTACACGTCCAGAACCCCTCGTATGCCTTGCCGGTGGCCTTACTGATGCCGCCTTCGCGGTATACGTAGGGCTCACCGTGATCGGGGCACGCGAGAACGGCATCGCTAGACGGATTCACCCTCGGGGGGGTGCTCACCGCCGCCTCTACCGCGGGTCGACTGAACGGGCGTGGCGCCGAAGCTGGATTCGACTCCGCCCCGTGGGCGTACAAGTACGCCGCTACGCCCGTGAGGCTCGCGCATCGACGTAGGGCGTCGCTGCTCGCCTCTTTCAAGGTCTCGCCGCTGCCCCCCGTCTCGTACCCGTAATCTTCGTACACTCCCCCGGGGAGGCTGAGTCGCCCCTTCACGACGTTATCGTGCCCGGGTACCTGGCTGACCTCGAATGACCATGCCCCTACGCCGATCACCTCATTGAGGCGTTGCGCTACGAGCCTGGCCTCTACCCACTGGAGTTTCATGCCCGCTCGCCCTTCGCGGGTGCGGATTTGCTCGGGTGGGAATGGGGCACTGAGCCCCTTCCGTGTCTGCTCGCTATCCATTGCTCCTCCTACTGGCTGTCGCCGCTCTCGGGCACGTACGGTACTTCCGTCTGTGGCCCCTGTGGCGTGCCGCTGTGATCGCCGTTGTCTACGCAGTACGTGGACTTGTCGAGCAAGCCCCCGCCGTTGATGAAGATGTATTCCCATCCCGCTCCTGCGAATACTGCGTGGCATCCCTCTACGACGCCCATCCAGTACGCCTTCTCGAAGCTCGCAGCGCCGCCCTGATTCCAGCCGACGCGATGCCCTGCGGCGCGACCCTCGGTGTATCCTGCCGCCTCACCCTCGGTGTATCCGGCGCTGTTGCCAGCGCTGAACCCGATTACGAGGCTGAGTGCCGCCGCTGCGGCTGCGATTGCTGCGGCCTGCGGTGCCGCGAATGATCGTGTGCTCTTCATTTGTCTACTCCTATTCCAGCCCTAGTAGGGCTACTGCCTGATTTGCCATAATCCACTCGGCGATTACGCCCTCCATCTGGCCCATGGTGGCGATTTCGGGCATCCCGCGCTCGTAGTCGAACACGTTGATGACCTCATCCGGCTGCTCGTTGCGTTCATCCTCGGTCCATCGTCGGACCTCGATGTATTCTCCTCCCTTCCATGTGAAGGCCATGCAGCCCTCTTCCCAGATGACTTCGATCTGGCTACTGAAACTGATCGCCTTGAGTGCAACCGGGGCGCTCACAGGTACCTCCCGCTGCCGTCAGGGCAAACGATGCAGACCGCCCCTGGGCGGTGATCGTGCTCTTCGCCCGACTCCTCGTCCATCGCATCTGCAAGCTCCTGGTACGCCATCCGTAGGGCGGGGATCGCCCCGTGCTTATCGCCGTCGGCGAGCCAACCGTTGATCAGGCTGCTGAACCGGGCGAGCCTCTCGTGGCCCGTGTCGGTGTCTCGCCCGATGGCGACCCCGATGACGTCGTAGACCCTTGAGGCCTCTACGTCGGTCAGGCTGACCGTGATCGTGCGCTTACGCTGCGCCATTCTGCTCCTCCTCCTGTACTGCGGCGGCGGCTCCGACCCGCTGCCAGTCCACGCACGGCGGGATTCTCCCGTCGGCGACCTCGGGGATGTGCCCGCAGATCGGGCACCCCCCGTCGATGACCGCTTCGGCGCTCATCAGTCCCACCAGACGTAGACGGCGCTCTCGTGCCCTTCGCCTGGTCGGCCCTTGATTACGACCTCATCTGCCTTACGGTACTTGTACACCAGCGCTCCTACGCCACGCTCGGTGCCCTGGTACTCGAATCCTTCCACGGTGAGGCGTGCCTGGAAGCCAAACTTCGCGTACCCGTGTAGGGTGTATGACCCGCCGAAGGTTGCCACTACCTCGTCGAGTGCGGTGAGCATCTCGTCAAGGGCGGGCGCATCGTTCCACGCGTTGAGGTCTAAGAAGCTCGGCATGAAGCCCCGAACGGACTCGATGCCGTCGCGGGTCAGGCCGTTGAAGTAGTGCATCCCCTGTGATCGCTCGTCTACGTCGGCGCTAAACCGGGCGACGGTGTCCAGTAGGTGCTCCGCCTCGAGGTCGGTTGGCTTTACGAAGTCGGTCATTATCGTGCTCCTCCAATGCTGCTGAACTGCAACGCTTGCGACTTAGCCTCGTACGACTCTACGGCTTTGAGCCAAGCGTTCCACGTTTCTACGTTGTGACGCTCCGTCACCATGGCGCTGAATACAACGCTGCGTGGATTGGCGCCAAGTTCGATGCGGCGCTTCTCCCCGTCGGTCAGGTGATGGAACGGGAGATTGAGATCCCCTGGGTGCGCGTCCATGTGCGCGATTACCTCGTGGTACTGCGCGATCATCTCCTTGCTAAGGGCGATTGCGCTCTCCACTTCGGCAACGCGCTTGGCGATTGCTGCGCTGTGCGCCATTATCGTGCTCCTCTCTTGCCACCGAACGCGCCGACAATGATCGCTGCGCGATCTGCATCGGTGCGCTTGGAATCTACGTGCTGAACGAAGCACGGTAGGCACGCGCTCCCGGTGCCGTTGCGCTTCGATGGGAAGGCTTCGAGGTGATCTACCTGAGCCTTGCAATGGTCGCACTTGACCCGAATCTGCTCCTGCTCCATTTGTGAACCTCCTATGCACCTGCTCGGCCTGGGTGGCCTTGCTTCCTCAATTATGCCTGGAGTTTCGCCCTTGTAAAGACGATTTACCGATCTGTTGCGGTTTTTCCGACGACGATTTTGTGCCCCCTGGCAGGGGTGCAGCCTACCAGGGGGCGTGGGCCGGGGGAGGTTCCCGGCTTAGACTTGGGGCGCCTGTAAGCTCGGCACGCCGAGGGCATCCCCCGCGGCTGTGGGCTCTGTGGCGATGATACGGAGATTATCCCACCCCCGTGCGCCGACAGTGAAGGTCAGCGTACCTGGGGCGCTTTCACCGAGCCCCGTGGCATCGGCGTACCACTCTGAAGGCCCGCACATGGCGGGTGCCTGCATCGCCCATCGGGGGCCATGCTGCGTGATGCTGAGGTGGTGGTAGTGCCCGCTGACGAGGATGGTGGCGTCGGCTACGGGGCGCATCCCGAGCGCCTGCCCCTTCCACCACTGCTCGACCTTATTGGCGGCGCCTGCTCCCCTCTTGGCAAGGTGCCCGTGGGTGATCCCGAGGATGGTGCCCTTCACGTCGATGGTGACGGCAAGCTCGTGGCGGGGGATCACGAAGGCGATGCGCTCGGCGTCGGCGCTCCCGGTGTAGGCGTCGGCGAGTACCTCGGCGACCTCCACGTCGGCATTGTCGGCGGCGTCGGTGTACGACTTACCGTTGCGGCGGGCCTCGCCGTGATTACCC